TACTGAAAAGACAGGTGCATAAGTTACGGGAACTGCTCCACTACCTGAAGCAAAATAAGTAGATACACCATCCTGAGCATATACCCACAATTGTGGAACTTGTGCAGTAAAGAATGTATCAAACGCAGTTGCATTAGTTTGGAGTGTAGTTCCATCATAATCAAAATCAATATCTCCACCAAATACTGTATCACTATCAAACGATGCTGATACATCGGTATATACCGTTGAAATAGATGAAGACACCGAAGAAGATACTGGGCAAATTGTATACCATCCGTTGTAAGTTATTGGAAACTCACTTTGAGATGGAAAAGAAGGTGCCTGTTGGATTTGTTCTGATGAACTGATAGATGAACTTACCTCAACATAAGAAGATGTAAGAGAAGAAGAATACTGAAGATGTGATACACCTAAATTACATCCAGTCCCAGTGTATACACCAATCTCACCTTTGTTATTACCAAAAATACTTTGAGTTGCAGGTCCATCTGTCATTAGAGGCCAATACAAACTCTTTGAAGTAATTTGTTGTCCAATTGGTTCTTGGAAAAGGGAATATCCATCCAATGCTTTATATACACCCGATGAAACTTTACTACCTGTTGCGTATGCACTTCCACTTCGGTATTGGAAATAGAAATCACCTTTAAAATAAACCACATTAGATGGGTTCTCCTCTCTTAAATCCGTTAAGGTGGAGTTTACTATTCTACTAAAATCAAAAATCCCTACATTGGAAGAATTAGGGTATTTTACTAATGTGTAATTTGGGTTAGAGGCACTATCAGAAGTTGTTCCAGTCCAATAATACAAATCTGCGTTGTATTGGAATGATGCAGATGTGTTAGCAGCAGATGATTCACTTACCGAAAATACGATTGGTGATTGTGCTAACGAACAACTTGCTGGGTATTGTAATATTGATATAGCCATCAGTAATTCTTTTATTATTTAACCAACTTTGGGTGAAATATATTTGATGTTATGAAACTTTGAATCCGGCTTTACCAAACTCATTATCCATTGCGTCAAACAAAGGTTCAACTACACCATCTAAATCTCCCATAATTAGTTCATCTAAAGCATTTTTAAAATCAGTTGTAGATGCGGCAATTTCACCAAAAGGTCTTTCTTTCATTCTCCTAGTCCCATAGTGAACCCATCTTCCGTATTCTGCTCCATCGGGTGCAATATCAATTACAAACTGATAACTACCTTTAATCTTTGAACCAATCTTATTGATTGCGTTTTGTGGAGAAGATATAAATTTAGTAAGTAAATTACCTGTCTTAAAAGCACGGGATGAGCGGGTTTTGTATCCACTATAAGGAACACCAGGGTAAATTGCTTTTCCGGCTTCCTTTCTAAATACTTTTGCTACATCCTGAATTGTTGCCATTATTGAGGTAATAAAGTATACAAACAACGAGGACGTGGATTGTGAGTAATCAAATCAAATGTAGCAACCCATCCAGCCAATCCGTTATCGTAAGTTTCTTTAAATGCGGTGCATGTAATTGTTGCGATATCAAAGTTAGTTGTAGCATACTCCGTATAACTCAATAAATCGTTCAGGATGGACAAAGTATTAGCATGGATATCTACCACATCATCCGTTCCATAATAAGCAATCTCCTGTTCGTTAAATGAACCTACGGATTCGTTATTTTTTAACTTCTGCTTATCAGCAATTGTCAATTGGCATGAATATGAAGTTGTAGTTCCGTCAAAAACCGCATCAGTAATGAGGACATTCCCCATTGGGTATTGAGGAAACTCTCTATTATCAATAGAAAATACATCACCCTGCGATACATAATTGATTGATGGGTGATTACTCATAATTGTTTTGAAATAATTCAAAACATTGTAGTATAGAGAGTAGTTAGTATCTGAATTATTTACAACTGTCATATCTTATAAGTTTATTCCACTAAAATACTGATTCGTTTGGTCTGGATAGATTTGAGTAGAGTTACCAACTGATTCATAGAACTCAGGGATTTGTGGAGAGTATGCAATTAAGTAATTTTGTAGTCTGGTAGCATACCATTCTGCGTTATCCTGCGATTTTTGAGTAAGATAATCTACTTCAGTCTTAGAAACCGCCTGTGATTGCTCTGATTGATGCTTAACTGCTCCTTCAGATTTGAATTGAACCGCAGAAAATGGTAAATACTCTACGCATGAATACCAAATTAAGGTTGGTTTGATATAATCTTCTACTAAAGTTTGGTAAATGCCTGTAAATGGTGTTCCAGCCTCTACATCATCTTGCAATTTGTTGTAAAGAACAGTTCCCAAAAGGTTTAAGATGTATTTTTCTTGCGCAGTTCTCACAAAAGGTAACAATCTATCTGCATCAATACTTCCCTGCAATGGAGATGTTTTGATTATATCATTTCTCGTTACTAATAGTCCAAATGGAGTAGCCATAGTTATTCAGTTATTAAGTTATCGGTTTCTTCCTCAATTGTATTGGGATTTTCCATAGATTCGTTTACATCTTCTTCAACTTGCTCAACAGTCTGACCTGTTTCTTCTGCAGTTGTAGAAAGAATTACCAATGGAGTCAATTGCTCAAAGTATAATTCGGTTTCATCACCCCATCCACCGATTTCAAACGCATCTTGCAATGCATTTAACAATACTGATTGGAAACCTGTGATTGTCATTGTTTGTAGGATAGAGAATGCCGTTTTCATTTCTTCTGATTGAGAAGAGAATCCGTTTGATGCCGTTCTAATACCAAAAAGAAGTGGAGATGTAATTCTATGAGCCACAAGTATTCTATCTTGCGCATAATCACCTACATATTGGTATTTTTCGTGTAAGTTTTCAGTTTGAATAGTATCAATCGTTGGTTTAACCGTCGGGTCATCGTTGAATGATACCATAAATCTACCTGCGTTACGAGTTCCAGTAAACTTCTGCTCAATTTGTGCTTCAATAGTTTGTCTTTCTTCTGGAGCTGGAACACCGTTGTTTAGATTCACCATTACCAATGGTAAGAATCCATTCTCAATATTGTTAATGTGAAGGTTAGATAATTCAGCTTCTACAAATGAGAACTGAAGTGCAGATACCCAATCAGGAACTGAGTAGTAGAATTTGCCTGGTGTGTAGTTTTTAATGTAGAGTAATTCTCTCTTTTCGGTTGATTTACCAAATGCAGGAACTTCTTTCTTTACCTTTTGTGCTCTATAATCAGACCAATCGTGGCAGTAGTAGTATGCATCTATAAATGGTTTATCCCAAACCTTTTTTGCTCTCCAATTTTGAACTGGAGTGTGATACATCTTTTTGATTTTAGTATGTTCATCATTCCACACAACATCTATTGCTGCATTACCATATAATTTAAGGTCAAATGTAATTCTTCTAACATCTTCCTGAGAAATCATTCTCTCTAATGCTTTTTGGAAGATTTCGTTGTTTGAGAATAATCCCTTACCATAAACTAAATCCGCAATACCATCAATACAAGCCGCATTGGTTGTAGATGTAGTGTAAGAATCGGTTAGGATTGGGAAATAATCATCAATATCCATAATCCCAACAGGAACCCATTGGTGTCTGGTTTTAGTATCTTCAGTAATGACAGGGATTTCCTGTTGTGATAAATTTAATACGGATAATTTGGTATCTTTCTTCATAATACAATGTATGAGTTATCAGTTACATTTGACTTATAATCATCGGTTATCTGCGTTTCGTAGATAGATTTAGTTACGGATGATGTAGCAAATGTGTTAAATGTTCCGTTCCAAATAGTAGAACCCGAATCATCGTTAAGATACGCTCGGTATTCAGAACCATATTTAGCTCCACTAATTGATGCGGTAAACGCAAGTAAGGATTCATCACTATTATAAGTGAATGAATTAAAAGATTGGGTTGTATCGGTGAGTAAATACATATCCTGATAGGACATTGTATATGAATTGGCTACATTTTGAGCCACTCTGATGGTCACCAAATTGCTTCCTGAAAGGTAATAACTTTGCATGAGAGTATCTTTATCTATTTAACAACTTACTTTGTATAAGTATTCATTAAAAAAGAAAACCCACCAATGAGGTGGGTCTTCCGTCTGTATGATAGATGATATATAAAAAATACGGGTTTCTTTGGGAGAATTATCCGTATACGATTGTTGGTGCATTTGTGAAGCCTGCTGCTCCGAATGGGTCACCAAATGTGCTGCCACTAACGAAAGATGCAGGGAATTGTTCTTGTCCAGTGAAGGTTACGGAATAACCATAAAGGTCTCCTAATCCTGCTCCAGTTTGAATTGTTCCTGCGGTTACATCAGCACCTTCTCTTTCACCTACTAACAAGGTATCACCTTGCATTGTGTGAACGAAGATTTGTGGTCTTCCGTATGCCATCAACTTCAATTGAGTAGTCATCTCATTTGTAAGTTTCTTCAAATTAAGAACTAATTCTTGCGAAAAGAAAGTTGTTCCGTTTTCTCTTGAAGTGTTTACGGTTTCCGTATATGCTGAAGTTCCCTTTAATTCGTAGTAATATGCGTTCATTCCTGATGCTGGAAATCCATCAACAAGACCATTTGCGTCTTTGTCAAAAGAACCAGTTTGGAAGTTAACGAAATACACACCAGCTAAACCACCAACTGACTCTTTACATACTTCTTGTCTACCTGCTGTCAAATCACATGCCATAGTATTATGTTTTATTAATTAGTTAAAGTTGTAAAAGAGTTAGGGGGGAGGTGTTACCCTCCCCTTTATACTCTAATTGGTTTAGGATGGGATGTGGATAGCCACATCAGAAAGGATACCAATTTGTGTATCCGCAGTGTATCTCATGATTACTCTGAAATTTTGCGAGCCATCAAGGTCTGCCATGTCCAAAACGCGCACTTCGTTGTAGTCATTCATCAATCCTGTCCCGAAGAAGAGGTTAGATTTTTGTGCTGCAACTGCGTAAGAATCAGTCATACCAGGGCAAAGTGCCAACTCAATACCATTGAAGTTCATTGGCTTCTCACCCACGTTCATTTGGTTGTTCCAACCGTTAGCACCTTGAGCACCACCAGCCAAAGCTTGTTGGTATGCCTTAGCCACGTTAGTTGCTACGAAGATAGTAAGGTCTTCCTTACCATAAACTGCTGCTGGGATAGCATCAACCAATGCTGATAACTTATCCAACACGTTAGCTGAAGTGATTGAACCTGAAGCTGCAGATTGGATTGAATCACCTGCTCCTGCAGCTGCTGCAGATGCAGAGATAGCTGGTAATAAACCTTTAAACTGGCCGTTGGTTGCAGAAGCACCAGTCCAGATAGAAGTTTCAGTAGCTTCAGCTACTTTACCACCTACATAAGATACTAAGTAATCGGTGAAAGTTGCAGGAACTTCATCAAACGCAGAGTAACCCAATTGAAGAGCTTCCCAGGATTGAACGAAGTTAGACTTACAAAGTTCAAGGTTTACTTGAAGTTCTTTCGGCTCCAATACTCTTTCAGTTAACGCTACTGTTCCAGAAGTAGTGAAATCACAAGATGCATCGTTTACGATTGAATCAACGTCTACACGCTGAATGATTTGGCGATACTTAACATTAGGAACAATAGTAATGTAGTTATTGTCCAATGTTCTCGCACTCAAAAGAGCTGCAGCGATGTATTTTCCTGCAAACTCACCAGCATATGTTGTAGTAATGCTTGGCTGAGCAAAGTTTTGTTGTTTTCTCATTTTAATTTAATATTAAATTAGTTATAAAGTTTTGCCAAAAACGAAGATTGTGGGTTTCTGATGCTTTTGGACTTGTTTAATTTTACGCTAACTTTTGACATCTCAACTGGTGCGCCATTCATCGGAGAAACTTCTTCCTCGTCTTCTTCTTCACCAATTTCAATTTCAACTTCTTGCATTTTAGCAATGGTTTTTTCAAGCTCCTCAATACGATAAGCCATCTCTTCCATTTTCTTGTCAACTTCTTCCATCTTAGTCATTTCTGATTCTGGCTCGCCAGGCAATGGTTCAGTTTCAATAGTTTCTTCAGCCATTTCTTCAATAGCTTTTTCTTCAACTTCAGAATCAACCTTTACGATTTCTTCTTCCATCTCTTCAACATTTTCTCTTTCAACGATAACACCCTCTTCGGTGATAACTCTGATATGAACTTCGTTACCTGCTTCGTCTCTCAAGAAAAGGTCATGCTCTCCGTTAGGAGCTGGAGTTTTGCCTTCTTCGGTTACTACCTCAACTGGCTCGCCTACATCAAAGGTTGGGGATTCCACAATAGTTCCATCCTCTAATTTAGCATAAGTCATCTTAACCTCCTCTTTGGTGAGCAAAGTTACGATTTTATTTAATACACTATTTGCGTTCATATTATAATATGTTTTATAGTTTTATGTTATAACAATGTTTATTTAATTTGTAGTTATTTTTAGCAAGG